TATCGTGCCCTCGGTGTGGATGGTGTAGCGGTCGTCCACTTCCAAACCCATCCAGCGCGCCATCTCAACCTGCTCGATTTCGGCCCATAGCTGGCTGTCGTGCCAGTCCTCCCACCACGCAAGCTCGGCCGCTTGCGCTTCGTACCACGTTGTCACGGCCGCTCCATCAGCACGACGCCCTCCCAGCCCCATTGAATACTGTTGTCGGGTGGGTATTCCAGGTCCACGTAGTCGAACGTGACGTCACCGTGAGGGTCCAGAAGGTCGAACAGGTCCGGCCCGGAGACGGCGATGTCGGGCACCGGCCACTCCGGTCCTCCGGTGTCGTGTTCTTCCGGCTGCGGCATGATGAACATGACGAGCGCCGCGCGTTGGGTCCACGAAGCAGCGAAGTTCGCAGCGATATCACGCCAGTCGAAGTTGTGCTCCAGGACGTGACGCATGGCGATACAGGGCACCGACGACGTGTAGGTGCGGAGGTCCACCTGCTCGTCCATCCACTGACTCCACGCACCGTCGAGGCCTCTGTACTCGCTCGTATGGAGGTACGTCCGCAGCCACGCCGTGCCGCATCCCCAATCCTCGATAAGGCCGTGTCCGTCGAGCCATTCCGCGACGATGCGATAACTCGCGGTGTCGTCGTAAGGCCACTGTTGCCGCTGCTTACGGTAGTCCCACGGCCCATACAGCGCTTCGGGTTGGGCGCTCATTCGTCCTCGTTCCAGACCTCGACCTCGACCGCACCATAGGTCAGCTCGGCATCGGCCGCTTTTACCGCAGCCGCCTTCGTCGCGAACGGAAGCGTCTTGGTCTGGCCGGTGGAATACACCGCCGTCATGCGCCAGGGTCGTTTCGTCTTGGTTCTCGCCTTCACAGCACTCCCCTCAGCCAAGACGCTATCTGCTCCGCGTGGGTCGGGAGGTCGGGGAACGTCCCCCGATAGTCGATGCCCGACGCGTCGAGCCGCTTGACGATGTTGCGTGGAGCTTCCTCCATGCCGACGACGTAGCGCGCATCGAAGTCCACCATCAGATGCGCGATGCGCTTGATGCCCCCGGTCTGCAGGAGGTCCTCAAGGATGGGGACCTCGCCGCCCTCGCAGTTCATGTTCACGATGCACCCGTCCAGCTCGTCGAAGAAATCGCTAGCGCGAACGGCTCTGACGCTGGTGCGGATGTTCTCGTCAACGTCAACCTTCGACGGGAACAGGGACGCCTCCAGGTGTTCGTTGTCGCCGAACATGGTCGTCAGTCCGGCCGAATGCGAGAGGGCGAACTGGTGGACGATGACGCGAGGGTCGAATCGGTAGCGCTCGCGAAGGAAGCGCGCCTGGTCTGGCATCGGCTCGACGGCGTGGATGATGTCGAATCCGTACTCATAGCGCCGTACCTCATCGATGGTTTGCCCTCGATGGGAGCCGACGTCCACGAAAATCAAGATTGGCCTCCCAAACTTTCTTCCACCGCTGGTCAGTGGAGCGGAGGGGCGGGGCCACGAATCCCCGCCCCTCCTCGGTGCGTCGGTGTCGGGCTACGACGCGCCGATGTCACACTGCTTGAACCACTCCGGGTAGTGCTTGACGGCCTTGGAGCGACGGTAGGCGCGCACCGCAATCTTGTCCGATGCGAACCAGTCGTCATGGCTCGTCGATGTCTCCACCGTGGTCCCGCCCCTCGTATACAGGGTGGCACCTGCGCGGAACGCACCGACGAGAGGCCGTCCGGGGTCGGCCGCTGCGGTGATGACGAGGCGCAGTCCGCCCCACCAGTCGCCACGCGGTCCGCCGACGGGACCTCCGCCGTAGTACTCGTCACTCGATGCGCTACGGAGCGTGTCGAGCAGACCAGCGTCGGTCGGGTAGATAAGGATGCCGTCTGGCACCCCGCCCGAGAGTTGGATAGCCACCATCGCGGCACGGATTGCGTCGAACCCGTTTGGCGATGACGCGTGCACCGTCGAGCCGTCCACCGTGGACGCTGCGGCATAGAGGACGGCCGCGATAGCCGCCTCCTCCACTTGGTCAACCATGAGGCCGATTTGGGTGGTGATGTATCCGGCGAGCGCGGGAGCGTCCGCGAAGAACTCATCCGACATGCCGCCGAATGCGGTGTTCTTCTCCAGCGTCACGGTCGCGTCGTCGAACGCGAACTCCACACCCTTCTTGGCCGCACCTTCTGAGGTCGGGTTACCGCTTGGCGCGGTCCGCGTCACGACCGTCGGGTAGTGACCGACGTTCGAATCCACGGGGACCTGGGACATCAACGCACGAACCGTCAGCGGAAGCTGGACGAGCGACGGTGTGTAGAGCGTCGGGTCCCACCAGGGACGGATGGCGTCGGCGTTGTTACCGGTGGAGATGAGCGTGGCATCTCCTGCCGCCTTCACGTCCAGCGCCGGAATCTTGAACCCGGACGGGAACTCGCCGGTTCGCTTGAACTCCCCGACCGCCGCCTTGTAGTGGACCGAGTTGACGAACGCCTCGCCGATGGACATTCCGCGAAGCTCGATTGGCTCCGGGTCCTGGGTGGCGATTTCGGTGATGGCACCGATGGCGTCGAGCTGCGCCTGCATCTGTTCCTTCTGCTCGATGCTCTTGACCTCAACCTGGTCCTGAGTGATGGACTTCATGTTGCTGCCCCACTCGGCCATCTCGTCATCGGTCAGGTCACGATGTGCCTCCTGCGCGACGTCGAGCAACGCCTTGTTCTTCTCGGTCAGACTCTTGATTTTGCCGAGAAGGTGTTGCTTCACCTCATCTCCCATCATCGTCCCCTTTCAGAGACAACGGCCTCTAGCTCCGCGAGTTGCAGACGCAGCTTGTCGGCCTCGGACAGCGGTGCGGACTTCTCGGATGCGTCGTCCTCGTTGGACTCGTCGGTCAGTAGACCGTCAAGCTCCTCGCGCATCCGAGCGAGGACTGCGACGGTTGCGGCTGAATGACGCCGACCGCGCTTAGTTTCTACGTCGCCAGAGGTAGCGTTCGCGTACAGCGCCGCCATATGCGCCGTCGCGTCTGCCTTCGTCGGGTGACACTTCACGGTGGTCCCGTCTTCGTCGAGGATGACGCACCACTCGTCGTCTCGCTTCTCGACGTGCCACGGTGGGGACTTCAACTCCATCAGCGACTTCAACTCGACCGTCTGGCCGGACGCGAGCGCGATGGTCTGCGCCAGCGGATTCGCACCGATGAGCGTTGGCCCGACCTCGTACAGCTGGGCCTCGTTGATTTCCCGGATACCGTCCTCGCCCATCTTCTCGCCGCCTTCTGGGACGGTGAAGGCGAACGACCACGCCGAGATGAGTCCGCGCTTCATCGACTCCCAGACCGAGCGCGCCTGCGGGTTGTTCTCGTCGTCGATGAACATGCGACCCGCGACCGTGAGGCCATCAGCAGTCTCGTGCATGTCCCGAGGGTCTACCTCGCCGATAGGGAGCTGGTTGTGCTGGTGCGACCACATCACCGGCAGCAGCTTCCCCGCCTCTTTCAACGCTTCGATGCTGCGCTTGAACGCGCCCTCCATCATTCGGTCCCCGTTGAGGTCCGTGTTGCCGAACGCCGAGACGCGCGCGGCGAACAGTCCGGCGTCGTCGTTCTTGAACTCGACCTCTGGGTTCACAATCAACTGCGTCATGGGTTCCCTCCTGGTAGTGCGCGGAGCCCCGGTTCATCACGCACCGCTGGCATCTCTGCCTCACCGGGAGCTTGGGCATCGCCGTAGACCACGTTGGACGGTTTCACCGGCAGGTCATAGTCGGGGTCATCGATTCGCGGCTTGTTCGCGAACGCGCGTACCTCGTTCACCGAGAGGTACGGAACGCCGAGCGCGTTGCGATAGGCCACCACCTGCTCCTCGAAGGACCCGCGCAGCTTCTCCTCGACGTTGAAGCGCACCTGAATCTTCGGGTCCGCGTTGACGAACGGCTTGATGAACGCCTCAATCTCCTCCTCGATGAGCGCGAACCACGGGCCGAGCGTGTCCACGTATAGCTGCTGGTGGAACTCCTTAGCGCTCGCATAGGTCGCGTTCTCGGTGAGTGACAGCACCGACAGCGGGACGTTGTAGGCGCGCGCGACCGTCTCCAGCGTGAGCTTCCGTCCCTCGATGAACTGCGATTCCTTCGGGTCCCAACTGTCGCTCTTGAAGTCTGCGCCGCCCTCCAGGATGCCGACCTTCCCAGAGTTGCGCGAGCCGGAATAGGCCGACGTCAGCGAGGCGCGCAGCCGGTTCACGGCGTCCTCGGACAACTCGTCGGGGAGCTTCAACCAGCCACCCGTCCTCGCACCGTTCAGCCAGACGTTCTCCATATGCGTCAACGCCGCTGCATCGGAGCGCAGCACGACGCGCAGAGGCTCCAGTGGGGAGACGCCGATGCGTGGGTCGGTCGGGTTGTATCGACGCGAGTGGACGACCTGCTCTGCCGGGATGTTCTCGGTCCTGGTCGGGGACCGGAAGTCATACGAACCCGCCGAGAGCAGGTTGCCGCCACGAGGCGAAACGCGCGGTGCTGGGAGTGGGATGAGCGCCTTGGTCGCACCGTCCCCGAGCTTCTGCATGTAGGCGTTCCCGAAGACGCAGCGGTCGGCGACCCACTGGTGCATCCACATCGAGTACGTCAGTCCGGGCGCTGGCTCGCGCAAGAGGTCGAACAGTTGCCCCTCCCGGACCTCCTCGCGGTCGGTATCGCTCACGCGCTCGTAGACCTTCAACCCCACGCCGGAAATCTGGGTAGCCAGGAACTCGACGACGGTATAGACCGCAGCCTGCGTCGTGTAGATGTACTCGTAGGCCTGCGCGCCCGCCTGCCCGAGCATGATGAGGTTCCCCAGCGACGAGCTCACGGTGGTGTACGCCTGCGTTAGGTCGTCGTAGACGTCGAACGGCCACTTCGTCTCGACCTCGGTCGAGGCCTCCCGCACCGGGACCTTCATCTTGAACAAGTCTCTGAACGCTCCCAAGGTGGCTCCTGTCTCAGATGAACTCGATGCCGTGGTCCTCGTAGGGCTTGCGCTTCGCGCCCTCGGCGACGGCGTATGCGAGCGTGTCCACGAAATCGTCGTGGCGTCCAGCCGGGAACGCCAGCAGCTCCTCCTCAACCTCCGGGAACCACGGTGTACTCGCTGGCGGGAACCAGACGCGCCCCTGCTCCATCCGCGCCGTGGCCGGCAGCGCTCGCGACACCTTGTCCTTCTCGGCCCTAACCGGCTTCACCGGCAGCCCCACGCGTATCGCTTCCTTGATGATTTCCTTGTCGTGCGTCGTCTTCTCGACGAACAGCACGCCGCCCCAGCGCTCGTAGACAAGCCGCATCTTAGGGATGATTTCCGGTCCCTCGTAATGGTCGCGCAGCACGTCGAGCAGGATGAGGTGGCCCATCTTGGTCAATGCCCACGACGAGATGACGGTGAAGTCGGCTCCCTCCTCGAGCGACCATGCGAGGTCGATGGTGTGGAACTTCCGGCAGCTATCGAGCGCCACCCATTCGCCGCCGAGTTGGAAGTACCGCTCATCGCCTTGGAAGCGGCTCTGATAGTGCTGAATCCAGTCGGCGCGGAACATCCCCGTACCGGCGCTAATGAACTCGGCCTCATACTCCTGCGAGAACATCAGCGACGACATCTCAGCGCGCGCTAGCTCGATGTCCTCTGGTGGCATGAACGGCGATGCGGACGACGGGATACGCCAGCGTTCCCAGCCGGTGCGCTTCGCTGCGTCGGCGTAGAGGTCGTGGAACCAGTTGAGGCCTTTGGGGGTCGAGATAAACATTGCCCAACCACGCTTCACCGATAGCGTAGGGCGCAAGATGGGCCACGCTTCCGGTTTCGCCTGCGCGGCTTCGTCGAACACGACTCCATCGAGAGTGGCACCACGGAGCGAGTCGGGATTATCGGCCGACCGTAGCTGAATCGAGCCACCGCCCGGAAGCACGAGCCGATAGTTGGGTCGTCCTTCGACGCGCGTGCCCGGTATCTGGCGGCAGAGCTTCTCGATGATGCCCCAACCAAGTTCACCGATGGGGTACGACGGCGCTACCCACTGGGTGTTCTTGCCCTTGAGCGCGGCCGAGACGACCATCGCCGCACCGAGCGAGGTCTTGCCGAACTGCCGACCACACACGACGACCTTGAAGCGGGCGTGCGAACGGAAGACCTCGAGCTGCTGGGCGTGTAGCTCCGGGATATGAACGTCAAGCTGGGGTTGATGAAGCTGGGAGGGCGTGGACTTCTGCGGGTTCGTCGTCCTGCTCAACTAGCTCCCCCTCGATGATGGCGTCGATAGCGCCGGAGTCCAGCGGTCCCCCATCATGGAAGCTCAGAT